ACTATAGTTTTAGTCATTTACTTTATAAGGACCATTCATGCGTTGAGGTTGTACGTAGGATAGCGATTCCTGTGTAGGCTCACATAATTGGGTAATCTCTAAAGTGGGTATTAGTATAATATAAGTATCCAAGTATGGGGTTACATTATACTCTTAGTTATGTATAGTTATATACATAAATAATTGCTTGTCAACATTTTTTTTATTTATCTAGCTGAACCTGATACGTCATATACAAAATTGCCTGACCTAATAGCTTCCATTATTGTGTCAGCCTGTTTCTCATATTGTGCAGAGGACATCTTTTGAACAGCAGACTCAAGTATCTTCTTACTAGACTCTGTAGCATCAACCTTAGTTTTTGTAGATTTCGTGCCAACATCCATAGCAGCACTTTTATCATTCTTTGTCTTAATTTCCTTACCGATTCCTTTATCGGCTTTGTAGAGGTCAATAGCTCTTGCTGCTGACCTAGCATCATTGTCGTTTTCATATAGTGCATCCTGTACCCATTTAGGCTGTTCATCTGCCCATTCGTGAAAATCATCACTGTCTCTAATATCACCAAAATCAGGGTGAATCTTCATTAATTCTGCTTCTGCCTTGTCTTTCTTAGCTTCAACAGACATCTCATCTATCTTTTGTATTCTACTTTCTAACTCAACTGCTTGTTCTCTTGCTTTTTTCATGGCAATAGTTTCAACAATCTTAGCTACATCAGGGTATTCTTTTGCCCATGCTTCTATGTCTTCATCAGACTTAGGCAACTTCATTTCTTTCTTAGTTGCTTTAGCTAGTTGCTCTTTCATATCATCTAGCTGTTTTTGAAACTGTTTTTCTTTTTCCTGCGTATGCCTTCTTAAATCACCATATCTTTTTTTAAAAGTTTTCTCTTCAGCATTAACCGGTTCTTCTTCACTCGGAGTTTCCTCTTCGCTAGTCTCACCTGTACCTTTTTGCTCCTCAACGAGCCTTGCAAGTTCTTCTTCATCTCGCTTTACTCTTTCTTCCTGAGAATAAGGTCTATTCATAAACATTGCTTTTTTAGGTGTAGCATCTTGCACCATTTCTTTTGTAGCTTCTTCAGCCATATTATAGTCTCCTCTTGGGGTTATCGTAGCCAGTTATTGTTGGGGGATAAGTAGCCATTATATCACAACTTAATTAATAAGTCAAGATTTTATTATGGATTATTTACGTGAAGCTAATCCACCTTGCTTCATCTTCTTTGCTTTCTTTTTCTTTGGAATAAATCCTCCTACAGCAGTAGAGTAACTAGCTTGACCAGCACCAGTAGAATTTCCAAAACCTGTGTCACCTTGATTGTCTGGAGAAGTATTCTCACTTCCACCACCACCATCATCGCCCATAGAAAAGCCTGTTTCTCTACCAGTGACTCTTTCTCCTGCATCTGCTTTTGCCCTTGCTTCTTTAGCTTTTTGGCTTACCTGTGCTTGAAGAGCTTCTTTTTCTTTTCGTTCTGCTTCTATTCTATCTTGTACAGCAGCTCTACCAATTTCCTGTGCTTGTTTTCTACTAAATCTTTCCGTACCTCTACCAAATTGCATTTGAGCTTGCATATCTCTCATTTGTTTTTCGCTTAAACCTTCTATGCCTTCTAAGGATTTTTTATCTGATGCTTCTCCTGTTCTAGCTCTTCCTACTTTTTCTTTAAAATCTTTATCTAGGGAGGCTCTACCCATATCAAACACATCACTTAAATTTTTATTATCTAATTTCGTAGTTGCATTTTTACCATCTTTTATCTTAGTATTAATATCTTTATAACCGGGAACATCTATATTAAATTTTTTACCTATTTCAGCTAATATTGTGTATCCTAACCCTGCCGCCTTTCCTAACGTTGCTATCTGACCGAATGTTTGAGTCTTAATAAGGTCGGCTACTTCTGGGGTAACTTCTGTAAAATTTCTTTTACCTGTTGCTTTAAAGTTATCTATACTTTGAATAGACACTGTTCCATCTAAACCATAAGAAATAGCATAGTCTACTCCCCCAATAGATGTTCTAGCACCCCCTAATGTACTAGTTATTTGGTCATCTTCTGAAGGGTCATTACTGCCTGTTTCTGTAGGAACTCGTGAGGTTGTACTTTTAGGTGCTACAGGAGTAGGTGCTTTTGGAGCTTCTACAATACCTTTGTCTACTTTAGTATATCCTGTAGGAATAGGGTATACAGGTTGTCCATTTACAAATGGTATACTTAATCTATTACCTTCAGCATTTTCATATTCTATTATTTCATCTGGCTTACCTTCTGGTGCTGGTATAACACTACCAAATGCAGGCAGGGGTTGTTGTGTTGCCATTGGAGTAGCCTGTTGAGTAGGTGCTATATAACTAGTTGTGGGTAGCTGTGTTGGCACAGTAGGAGTAGTTGGTGTTGGATTATATGTACCAAACTGAGATTGTTGATAGCCACCTATACCTGTAGACGGATTTAAGAACGTTCCATTCGCAGCTTGTACCACACCACCTTCTGCCATTTCAACAGGTTCGTCTTCGGTGTCTAGGTCATCCATGCCAAATGGAACATCATCAGGTAATGTAGCTTCTTCACTATTGCCCATTTGACCCATAGCTTCCATTTTTTTGAGACCCATTTTAGCCTCGTCTCGTAACTGCATCATCTTGTCTAAACCATGAAAACGAACTACATCAGCAGGCATAACAAATTCACCTTCACTTAATTGTGCAGGTATATCATCACGCACCTCTTCCTTAGTAGAACCTACAGGTACATCATTTCCTGATACAGGGTCTACTGTACCACCTTCCTGTTTTAAACCACCTTCTGCAAACATTTCCATTTGTTTAGGCATAGAGCCTCCTTTAGCTTGTTTTTTTACGGTAGCTTCTTTTAATTCTTTATCTTTTATTTCTTTATTTACTTTATCTTCTTGTTCTTGTCTTATCAAAATTAATCTATTTAACTCTTCAGGAGTAAACATAGAAGTGTTACCATCATTTTTACCTGTACGTCTTTCGTAGTCTATTTCTCCCACGCCTGTTACAAATTTATCTACACCAATTCTTTTTTGAACAGTTTTCATAAAATCTTTATCATTTTCTGCCATTTACTTCATCCCTTAGTAATTTAAGTTTGCGTAAAATTGCCACAGCACCCTGTGACCTTTGAACAATCAAGGAATCATCTGACTGTTCTAATATTCTATGTTGCTCTTCTATAACAGCATCAAGATAATTATTGAAGCTGTTCAGTATTTGGGGGTTGTTGACTAACGTCTTCAGTTGGCTGAGTATTTGCCTGTCCACCATTTGCACTAAATCCTCTCTCTCCCGGTACAGGTGCTTGTCCTGTGCCTATATTACCACCACCTGCTCCTGTGGGGTCTAATGGGTTAGCTCCTGCTTGAGGTGGTCCTTGTTCTCCCCCTTGCATAGGCTGTTGCTGTTGTCCTTGTGGAGGACCTTGAAACTGTTTCATAATCTCTGCTTGTAAGGCTGCCTCACTCATATTATTAGTAACTTTATCTGGGTCTAAGTCCATAGACTTTGCAATCTCTCTGATAACATATTGAAACTTAGCAAAAGGTGCAAGAGAAGGATTTGATGCTACTTGTAAAAAAGACATCAATCTCTGACTACGTACTTCGTTAGCCATTAAACTTTCTGTTCCTCTAGCTTTTACTTCTAAGTCACCTTTTATATCATTATCATAATCAAACTGCATATTAAATCTAAAAAAACCTTCACCTAAAGGTCTTAGTAAATAATCATCTACATTTTTAATAACTGTTTTAATACTGCCACTAGCTGCGTTCATTAACATTGATATACCTGAAGCAGTTCTACCTACGCCTGATACACCTGTCTGTCCGTGTGCAAAAGATGGCATACCTGTACTTTCGTCTGCAAGTTGTCTAGCTTTATCAAATAGTTGTAAGTTTTCATTAGATACGTTAGGAAACTTTGTACCAAATATAGCTTGACCCGGAGCACCTCCTTGTCTTCTGAATACTTTACCCGGATATACTGACATATCTTGCCCGGGAACTAAATTAGTTTCATCTACTTCTATAAGCAAGTTTCCTGATAACACAGCATTATCAACAGCCATTCTCATAAAGCCATTCATTAATGTCTGTGTATCATCCATATTTTCAGCTATACCTACACCGAAGAATGAATATGGGTTTAATTCATATGGTGCTGCCACATAAGGAATAGTAGATGGTTAAAATGGATTTAACACCATTCTAAGTAATTTACCATTACATATCCATACGTTTGTTTGTAACTCGTCAAAACTTTGTAATTCTTTAGGTATCTCTATGCCTTGCTCTTCAAGCATTTCAATGTCACACATACCCCAATATTCAAGAACCTCAAATCTATCTATACCGTGGTCGGTGGCATAATCAGATAAATCATCTTCCCAATACTTTTTATCATAGTTTTCTCCCTGCATGATAACTTCGTCAATAACGGAATCTCTAAAGTATGGTCTTTTCTTTAATGCTCTTAATTGACTTCTTGACATTTTGTGTCTTTCAATTACATATTGAGCTTCTTCTATATTAGTAGCATCAGGGTCTGGAAAAAAATTCCAAACAGAAACATGTGCTAATTGTGGCACAGTTTTAAATAAGGGGTCATACACTCCCTCATCATTCCAATTAGGATATTCTTTATCTACAGCAAAAGGACCTTTCATAATCCCTGTGCCAAACAATGCCATTTCAAAAGCTGAACTTCTTAACTGTTTATTAGCTCCTGATTCCTGTAGTTGGTCGTGTATTTTCTTTTCCATCTTTTTAGCTGCTACCATAGCAGGACTAAATTCTATAGCTGTAGGAGTCTGTGCTGGACCTTCTTTTAACTTATCCTGCACAGGTTCTAGTTTTTCTTCTAGGCTTCCTAATTTATCTTGTAAAGACTTTAGAGTATCTCCCGGCTTTAAATCTTTACCATCGCCTTTAAAACCATACGGACTAGTGGCAGAAGAATTATTCTGCATTTGTTCCGGTTCTTTAGGGTCAAAGTGAACATCTTCTACAACACCTTCTGGTAGTTCTGTAGGGTCAACACTTAACGGAAATTTATTTCCTGCAAATAAAACATCAACAATTTGACCATAAGCAGCCAAAGTTTTAGTCTTAGTTATCTTAATAAATACTCGTGATTTTTCTGCTTCTGTAAATT